GTTTGTAGTGTAGATGCTTATGTAACAATATCTTCTGCGCCTACTGCAACCTCATCATCATTTATTTTACCAGCATTTACTGTTGAATATTTTAGATGTGCAGGTTCTGATAAAGTAGCATTTTTAAAAGTAGGTGCTACAGATGGAACTGCAAGAGTAACAGAACTTAGTCAGTAATGAGACCACCATTTGTATCATTAAGAAGTCAGGATAGATATCGTAATCGTAGGACAGATGTACCTAATGATGCTTTAAAACTAGAAGATTTAACATACCTATTATTAGAAACAGGTGATAACATCATACGTGAAGATGGTGTAGGTGTTTCATATCAAACTGGAAAAGCTATTCAAAACTAATGAAATTTAGTGAATTAGTAGAATTACTTAAAATTAAAGAAAAAGATACACAACAACAAACTAAGAACAAACAAAGAACAAAATTAAGAAAGAGGATAAAACATGGCTGATAGTAAGATTAGTGCATTAACAGCTTTAGAAACTAATGCATCAGATGATGTATTAGCTATAGTAGATACAAGTGCAACTGCCACTAAAAAAGTAACTTTAGAAAATATATTTAAAGGAATACCTGTAAGCATAGGTGTTAACGAAAGCACACCACTTGCAAAATTACACGTAGTAAGAGATGCTATAAATCATTCAACACAAAGTTCACTAGCACCGATATTTGTTGAAGATGATAATAGACCAGGTATTTTTTTCTCAGGTAATTTAAACAACATAGGTATTATACAATTTGGTGATAACTCAGCAATTAACTCTGGTGAGATTTTTTACGATCATAGTGCTGACAAATTTAGTTTAAGATGTGCAGGTACTGTACAAGCAACTTTAGCTGATGGTGTATTTGCACCAGAAACAGATTCAGATGTAGACTTAGGTACAACCTCTTTAAGATTTAAAGATACATTTGTAGATACTATTACAACTACTGAAGCAATCAATGGTGCATTAAAAAGATGGACTGTAAAAACTTCTGCATACACAGCAGTAGCTGGTGATAGACTATTGGCTGATACTGCAACTACAGCTGCATTTACAATTACTTTACCAAGTAGTCCTGCTGTAGGTGATGAAATACACATATTAGATAGTGCTGCAAACTTTGATAGTGCTAACTTAACAGTTGGTAGAAACGGTAAAAAGATACAAGGATTAACTGCTGACCTTACTTTGACTACAGAGAATACAGGTATTGGACTTGTGTTTATGTCTGACACTTATGGATGGAGAGTATTAGTAGATGCTTATGCAGTAGATATAACAGAACTGTAACATGGAAGATATATATAATCCTAATCAAGATATACATATAGATAGAGCTAGTAGAAAACTTGTAGTAAGAAAACAACAAGATACTAATCCTATACTAGAAGATAATAAAGTAGCTCGTAATCATAGAGCTAATGAACAAAAAGGTGAGTTACAAAGAATAGCTCAGATACCTTTGATTGCATTACAAATTAAAACAAAAGAACTGTTTGGTCATTCTAATTGGTATTCTTTACACAAAAGTGTTAAGAAAGAAATTATTAAAAAGATGGTTAACAGTAATGAATTTCAAAACTTTAGAGTAGGAAGCAAGAGGTTATAATGGCTTTAAATAATTATGCTAACTTAAAAACAGCTATTGCTAATTTCTTAGCACGTGATGATTTAACTTCAGAGATAGATGACTTTATAGATTTAACTGAAGCAGACTTTAATCGTAGATTAAGAATAAGATCTATGGAAACTGTTGATACAACTTTTACTATTGATGCAGAAACAGAAGCATTACCTACTGGTTTCTTACAAGTTAGAAGTTTTGTTTTAACAAGTACAACTCCTGATAGAACATTAGAATTACTTAGTCCATTTCATCAAGCAAGTTTATCTGCTAATGATACTACTGGTAATCCTAGAACATATAGTATTGAAGGAAGTAACTTTAGATTTCAACCTATACCTGGCACAGCAGTTACAGCACGATTAACTTTTTATAAAGCATTTGATGCTATAAGTGCTACGAATACAGCTAATCATATTCTAACTAATCATCCTGATGTTTACCTATATGGTGCATTATACTTTGCCTCTACATTTTTAAGAGGTATGGATCAAACATCTGTTGCACAATTTAAATCACAATATGAAGGTGCTATTAAACAAGTTGAAGATGCAGATGATTTAGATAAATATAATGGTACACCATTAATACAAAGATCAGGTATTAATATTAACAACTTTGATAACGTAAAATAATGCAATTACCTTTTGGAGAATGGCTACCTGATTTGCCAGAACATATGAACCCTGGCTCTACAGAAGCTAAGAATGTATTTCCTGCTGTAAATAGTTATAGACCATTTAAAAATATAACTGCTACTTCAAGTAATGCTACAACTGCTAGAGGACAAGGTGGTAGAGCTTTTAAATCTGATAGTGGTGTTGTATCTATATTTGCTGGTGATAAAACTAAACTATATAAACTAACATCTAATGCTTTTGTAGATGAAAGTGGTGGTACTACTTTTGCTACTGAAGATAATGGGTATTGGGATTTTATTAGATTTGGTGAAGTTGTTGTTGCATTCAATGGTGCTAATGCACCTCAAGCATGGACACTTGATAGTTCTAATGACTTTGCAGCACTTGCAGGATCACCTCCTACATTTAGACACGCTGCAGTTGTAGGTAATTTTGTTGTAACAGGATTCCAACCAACACTACAAAACAAAGTACAATGGTCTAGTTTTAACAGTCCTACATCTTGGACAGCAGGTGTAAATCAATCTGACTCTGAAACACTACCTGAAGGTGGAGTTATTACAGGAGTAACTGGTGGACAGTTTGGATTGATATTTCAAGAGTCTCGTATTACGAGAATGGATTATAGAGGTGGTAATGTTGTATTTTCTTTTAGAAGAATAGAAGATAACAGAGGAGCTGTACAAGGTAAGAATGTAATACAAGTTGGTAATCTTGTATACTTTTTATCTGAAGATGGATTTTATGTAACTGATGGTTCTAGTTCTAGACCTATTGGTGCAAACAAAGTAGATCGTTTCTTTAATGATGATTTAAAATTTCATTTAAGAGAACGAGTTAGAGCATCATACGATCATGTAAATAAATTAGTTATGTGGTCTTATCCTTCTGCTACTGGTTCTAATTCAAATACACAAAATGATAAAATATTAATTTATCATATAGCTAGTGAAAGATGGTCTATTGTAGAATTAGATCATGAATGTATGGTAGATATATTATCTCCTGGATTTACTCTAGAAGAACTAGATGATTTTCCTACTGCAGGTACTAATGATATAGATGCAATTACAATATCTTTAGATGATGCATTCTTTATTGGTGGCTATAGATCACTAGGTGTATTTAATACAGATCATAAGTTAGGATCATTTACTGGTGATAGTTTAGCAGCAGTAATAACAACAGCAGAAACAGAACTTGCTCCACAGAATAGATCTTTAGTAACTCATGTGAGACCTATTATAGATACTGATGATGCAACAGGTTCTTTAAGTTTTAGAAACAGAGTAGCTGATACTGTTTCAACAACAGCTAATACTGCTATGCACGCAACAGGAACAATACCATTTCATAAATCAGCACGATATTTTAAATTTAACTTACAAATACCTGCAGCTACTACATGGTCAGATGCACAAGGTATAGATATAGAAGCAATTAAAGAAGGATATAGATAATGGCACTCATAGGTAATCCAATGGACTTTGATAGAATTAGACAAAAGTATGAGTCTCTTGTCTATCCACAAGGTAGAACACAAGATACTAATTTTAACAGAGTAAGAGATTCTTATAGTAGTTTATTAAGTCAACCAGGAACAGATCCTCTTACTGGACAACCTACTAACATGGGTGTTCTTGCTGGACAAGGTTCACAAACTATTAATCAGGATGCTACACAAGCTGGAGAACAAGTACAGTTAAGATTTAATCCTGCTACTGGACAAACAGAAACTATTATCCCTGAATACATGGGTGGATTTAGATCAGACCAGCAAGACTTTTTACCAAATACTAGCCCATTTCAAACTATATATGATGTAAATGAAGGTAAGATAGATCCTGTTACTGGCGCACCTAAACCAGATCCTATTGTAACTGATCCTAATACTGGACAAACAACTTCATTATTAGCTACAGGTGGTGGCGAAGGTCGTAACAGAGATACAACTCAACCAGATAATTATAACTTTGTAGGTGGTTCTTTTGTTAATACTGATCGTTTAAATGAAGATGGTAGTATTGCATTTGGTATACATGGAATGTTACCAGGTATACTAGGCGCACCTGGCACAATAGCAAGAGCATTTACTTCACCTGCTAGACAACTTGATACATTAAAAAATATTTCTGCAATGAACATGAAGTTTGTTGGTGGTGATGATATTACAACATTTAAAGATAATAAACCAACTATGGCAGCAAATGATATAGCTAGATTAGCTAGAGATGTACAAGATCGTGCAGAAAGATCTGGTGATGTAGATACAGCAGTAGATGCTGCTAAACTTGCATCAGGATATAGTGGATTAAGTAGAGATAAAGCTCAAGAAGCTATGGATGCTGCAGCTGCCGAAGCAGAAGAAGGCGGTATAGTTAATGCTGTAAAAGGTTTCTTTGATGGTTTATTTGGCGGTGGTGATGGCGGCTCTGGTGGTAGTGATAGTACTGGTACTGGTAGTGGTGTATCAGGAGCTGGTACAGATGGTACTGGTGGTCCAGATAGTAACTATGGCGGAGGCGGAGGCGGAGGCTATAGCGGTGGTGATGGAAGTGGTGGTGCTGGTGGTACTGGCGGATCTGGAGCTACTGGCGGAGGTTCTACTGGTAGCAGTGGAGGTTCTAGTGGAGGTGCTGGTGGTACTGGTGGTTCTGGTGCAACTAATGGCGGTTCTGGCGGAGGCGGTGGCGGCGGTGGCGGCGGCGGCGGCGGCGGCGGTGGATCTGGCGGCGGAGGCGGCTCTGGAGGAGGAGGAGCTGGAGGCTCTGGACCTGCAGGATGTTTCGTTGAAGGTACTGCTATTCAAATGGCTGATGGTTCTACAAAAGAAATTACAACAATCAAAGTTGGTGAAGAAACTAAAGGTGGTATTGTCCAAGCTAAAATGGAATTTATGCCACAAAACATTTACAATTATAAAGATGTATTAGTTTCTGGATCACATTGGGTTGTAGAAGATAATCAA